TGAGCTGGTCTTTCGTAAAGGCGGGTCACTCTATGTATCAACCTCATTCCGTGGTGGCACATTGCGTTATCTGCATGTCTCTGAGTTCGGGAAGATATGCGCCAAGTTCCCCCACAAAGCACGCGAAATAGTCACCGGGGCATTTGAGGCAGTATCAACCGATTGTTTCACCACCATTGAAAGTACGGCAGAAGGGCGAGCCGGTTACTTCTTTGACTACTGTCAGACGGCAGAGAAAGCACAGATACAAGGTAAGCAGTTGTCTAACCTCGATTGGAAATTCTTTTTCTTCTCGTGGTGGAAAAATCCGCTGTATGCCATTGACCCGGTAGAACCAATACCACAGCGACTGGCTGACTATTTTGCCGAGATTAAGGCAAAACATGGGATCAACCTGACAGAACGCCAACAAGCGTGGTATCTCGCCAAAGAGAAAACACTGGGCGACGATATGAAACGGGAATATCCGTCGATACCATCTGAGGCATTTCAGCAATCTGTTGAGGGTGCTTACTACGCTAAACAATTTCGCTGGCTGTATGAAAATAAACGCATTGGTAAATTACCGGATAACTCACATCTGCCTGTCCATACGTTCTGGGATATCGGGGTGGGGGATTCAACGGCTGTCTGGTTTGTGCGTGAGGTGGGGGAGGAGTTCCACATCATCGACTATTACGAAAACTCAGGTGAAGGACTACGGCACTATATGAAGGTGCTGAAAGACAAAGGTTATACCTACGGCGAACACTGGGGACCCCATGATATTGATAACCGTGAGTTTGGTGCAGATGCTAAATCACGCCGAGAGCTGGCGCGTGAGGGGTATGAGATCGACGGTCAGAGGTACTCAATGATATTTAAGGTTGTACCAAAGGTGGGTGTTGATACTGGCATTGAGTCGGTACGTGAAATTTTGCCTAACTGTGCATTTGATGAAGAAAAGTGCTCTGAGGGCATATCTCATCTGGAAAGCTATCGCAAAGAATGGGATGACAAGCGCGGCTGCTGGAAAGATAAGCCACTCCATGACTTCACATCACATGGCGCGGATGGCTTCCGGTATTTTGCTGTTGCCAAGAATAACCGTAAGGCGGTGGGCGCATTTTTCTTTTAAGGAGAGACTTTCGTGAATGAAAGCAAACAAGAATTGCTCGTTAATAGTCTGGCTGACACCATCGCCAAGCGGATGATCTATGCGTCAGGCGGCATTAGCGGCAATACGAAACGAACCAATATTTATTCTGAATTTGGTTATCCCACACAACTCCGTTTCAGGGAGTATTACAACGCGTATGAACGCAATGCGGTGGCTCATGCCGCTGTGCATCGCTTACTGGATGGATGTTGGCAGGATAATCCCACGATTGTTGATGGTGAAGAGAAGAAAGAGGCCACGGCAACCAGTTCATGGGAAACGCGGGTCACTAAGTTGTTAAACCCGTTCTGGCCGAAAATCAAAGATGCTGACCGCCGTAATATGATTGGTCATTACTCAGCATTACTCATTCAGGTTCGGGATAGCAGGACATGGAGCGAGCCGGTCGATACCGCGATAGTGTCGCGATTGAAAGAAGAGGCGCTGGTAAACCTGATCCCCGTTTGGGAGACTCAACTAACCGTTGCTGAATGGGATACAGACATTAACTCAGAGACCTACGGACAGCCTGCGATGTTCAACTTTGACGAGCGTCCGGTGGGTCAGGTTGAGATGCAAGGACCTGCGAAGCAGCTAGCCATACATCCGTCACGGGTCATTATCTTGTGCGAGGGTGCTGAGGATGGCGATATCTTTTCCGGTACACCACTGCTCAGGGCGGGATATAACAAGCTACTGGATGTTGAGAAAGTGTCTGGTGGCAGCTCCGAAGGTTTTCTTAAAAACGCTTCCCGCCAAATTGGGGTGGAGTTTGACAAAGAAACCAATATACAAGAAATCAGCACGGCGGCTGTTAAAGCTGGATACAAAGACTTGGGTGCAGCACTGGAAGACAAGATCAGTAAGCTCAATCGAGGGACTGACTCAGCAGCAGTGATGCAAGCTGGCAAGCTGAATGTGTTGTCTGTGGCTCCGGGTGACCCGACGCCAACATGGGAAGTCACGACGCGTGAGTTTTGCGCCTCAGTACAAGTGCCGTTCACCATTCTGTTTGGCACTCAGACGGGAAAATTAGCGGGTGATAAAGACGATGCCACATGGAAAGTTCGCCTGAATGGGCGTCGATGGGGATTCCTGACGCAATATGTGATTCGGCTGATACAACGGTTTTGGGAAATCGGCATTATCGAGCCGCCCAGTTCTGGAGAGGTCACCATTGCATGGTCTGACATGCTGGCAGCCAGTGAGCAGGAGAAGATCGACAATATGATTAAGATGGCTGAGGCCGCACTTAAGACTCAACAGGCGTTCGGTACACCCATTTTCACCCCCAATGAAATTCGTACCGTGGGCGAGCTGGAGCCATTGGAGGAAGAACCAGAGCCGCAAGGTGCAGCAGGAGATCCCTTGACTGATGACCAAGACCCGAATCGGAACCCCGATAATACCCAGAAACAAACGTGACCCCACTCAATCCTATCGCCCGGTCAATAAAATGTTCCGTGATATCGAGCGGCGGTATTACGGTATCAAGGAAACGCTCAGGCGGCTATTCGACGAGAGATTAACAGGCAGTGAGCGGGTGGGCAATGGCGAGCAAAGTTACATTCTCTGCACCGACACGCTCTATCAGATAAACGCCGGAACCTACATCTACGACATGACAGCGGCGCAACTGGCCGATCTGTTACAGCGGGTTCAGGTCATTCTGGATGATTACCTACTGGCAGGCGGCGGCGATAATCTATGGGCACTGGAATATGTGGCGGCTGAGTATGACAGAGGCACGCACCAGGCATACACGAGCCTGTCAGTGCAGTCGCCTGTCTACGCAGCTCAAACCACGCTAACAGCCCTACTGTCATCGCCCGCCTACCAGAACCAGATAGCAGCCGCCTATATATCAACGTATAGCGACTGGACGGGCATTAGCGATAAAGCCAGAGCTGATCTAGCCAACGTGATTGCGGATGCGATAGGGCGTGGCATTAATCCACGCGAAACGGCGGGCATTATCAGCAAGCGGTTGGATGTGTCGATGGCGCTCGCCAAGAACATGGCACAAACGGAGCAGGTTGGTGCGCTGCGTCGGGCGCAATGGCTCGAAGCGGATTGGGCGCGTGAACGACTGGGGCTGAATACCGCCGTGTTGTGGCTATCAGCACTTAAGGCCACGACGCGATACACGCACGCCGCCAGACATGGGAAAACGTACACCACCGCCGAGGTGGAAGAGTTCTATTCTCGCGATGGCAATAAATACCGCTGTTACTGCTCTCAAACCCCCTGCATTCTGGATGATGACGAGAAGCTGTATAACAAGGGGCTGACTGAACGTCTGTCAGAAGAGCGCAAGACATGGCAGGACAGCTTATCTAAGTAAATTCAACGAGGTCAAAGCATGAAGCTATCCAGCGTTCATGTTAAATCACTGGCCTTAAATTCCTCCAATATCTCAACTGAAACTATCGATGGTGATGAACATGTCGTCATTCGTGGCGTTGTGCCCGTTGTTGATGATGTTGTGATGAACGGGGGGTTATATCCCGCCAGTGAGATTAACAAAAGCTACCAATCAATAGAGGGCAAACAGATGCCTCTGGGGCACCCCAGCATTGACGGTCAGTATGTCTCTGCTGATGTTCCCCGTGCAGTCAATCAGTTTCATGTTGGCGCATGGGCTGAGAATGTACGCAAAGACGGCGAACGGGTTGTCATGGACATGAAGATCAATCGTCGGTATGCGGAGTCTACGGAAAAGGGCAAGGATTTATTGCAGCGACTGGATGGCCTGATCGCTAACAAGGACGCCGAACCTATCCATGTTTCCACGGGATTACTGCTCCAGCGGGAACAAAACAGCGGGAAATCAAAGGGTAAAAAATACGCTTGGATTGCTCGCAACATGCAATTCGACCATGTGGCAATTCTGCCTCCGGATGAACCCGGTGCGGCAACGCCTGATGATGGTGTGGGGATTTTCGTTAACGCTGATGGCGAAAAGCTCGAAATTGAGCAGGTTAATCTGTCTGAGGCAGCAAATTGCACCCAAGAGGGCTTGATTGATAAGGCAAAGTTCTTTTTCACCAACGCTGCTAACTTCTCATTTGAGGATATTTATTCCGCACTCAGGGCGAAGTTAAAAGCTACCTATACCGATGATGACTGGCCTTACCCGGAAACTGTCTGGCCTGACAAATTCATTTACTACCGCTCCGGTAAAACCTACCGCCAAAAATATCTCATGAACGATGACGGCACCGCCGAACTCGTCGGGGAACCCATTGAGGTTGTGCGTAAGCCAACTGAATACGAAGAAGTTAAAACCAATCAGGAACACGATCCGATGAAAGACATGATTATTAATGCCCTGAAAGCAGCAAACAAAGAGACTGATGGCAAATCCGATGAGGAGTTGCTGACTGCATATAACGAACTCAAAGATGAAGAGAAAAAGGACAAGGAAGACAAAGGCAAGAAGAAAGAAGAGGAAAAACCCAAGGAGGCTGCTAACAACTCCTCTCAAGCGCCAGATTGGTTTAAGCCGTTCGCGGAGAAACTCACTTCCCTTGAGTCAGGGTTAGCGGCAAACGCAGACAAGGAGAAGTTTGACAAACGCGCTGCGGTGAAAGCCAAGTTCGGACTGGACGATACTGCGGTTAACGCGCTGGATGGTGCTGCACTCGACGGATTCTATGCACAATGCCAGACCTCTACAGGGTTGAACTCATCATTTACAGGCAACAACTCTTCTGAATCATTCACATCTATGCCGGAGTAAGAAAATGGCTACAAATGGAAAACGTGTAATTCATGCTGGTGGTGTGTTTATCAATCCCATGCTGAACCGAGAAGGTGCGGTGGCGGTGGATACACTGCCCGGCACTATTGGGTATTTTGAGGCGGGCAAATTCAAGGCGTCAGTGGATGGCAAGGAAGCGGCGATCCTGTATGTCGCCAATATCGATTACCTCCGCTGCCAGACCGTTGATGACGCTATCACGACCGATTCTGTGGTTGTC